TAAGTATTGGCACTGATAGGATAGCTTTGACCAGAGGACTTGCTGGAGGCATAGATAGCGGCACCACCCAGATTCGAGCCTACGGCCTTGACACCGAAGCGTCCCTGCGTGGCGGCATTAAAGGACACATCCACAATACCCTCCATGTCCGTTTGTGAGACACCAAGTTTCAGACTGCGGGAATCATTGCCGAAATAATCACCGGCTTTCCAGTACAACCGTCCGGAATCAATCGTAAAACCGCCGATTTTACCCTCATAGGCATACACTGTACCATAAATCTTGGCGTTGCGCGTCTCAATACTACCGTCTTCCAGAATCTTGAAATTATCATTAGCCGTAACAAGTCCCTCCAACGTGATATTATCGCCCTTGATTTTTACGCCGTCACCCCCAACACCTACAAGGGATTTCAAATTTCCATCACCGTCAATGGCATACAACCCGGAATATTTGGAAGTAACCATCAGGCCGGTCTCTTCCAGCAGGTTCTCGTCTTTGTCGAACACCGCCGCCGAAATCTTTACCAGACGCTCCGACTGCTCGAAAAGGGTTTTATAACGGTGTGTCAGGGATTCCACACGGTCGGTGCTCAATATGAGCATATACAGGTAAATATCACCGGTAAAACTCAATTTAAAATCACCTGTACCGTTCCAGAGTCCGCTACAGGTGTACTGTACGTACCCGTCGGTCGCGGACAGTTCTTCCTCCACCTCCATGCTGTTGAAATTGGCAAAGCCTGTCTTATCCACACCCACAAACTCCACACGCAGCGTGCCGGCCTTGGCACAGCGGTAAAAGAAAGTCAGGAACACCGGGACGGCTTCCTTCTCCCCACTGTCATTTTCAGGCATGGAGGGAATACTTTTCAGGTTCTCACGTTTCTGGAGGATGTACTTGTTACGAATCCGGACAACCGTACGGCCGTCATCCTCGGTCACGCTCGCGCTGTCACCCTTCCTCGTCAAGACGTTACCGTTCGCCCAGATCCACCGGTTGCCCACAAGGAAGAACACGGTCTCGTTCTCCGTGTTCCACTTCATAAGGCCGTCATCAAAGGCGGG